TAGTGGGTTTTCGCGTACACCCATAGACGTAGTAAGTACCGTTAGCAGGTCACTATCCCGCGCCTGACTAAACTCGTCCATAATAACTGTACTAGCATTCAGTCCGTCTTTGGTTCGGGCGTTAGCTGTCAAACACTGAGCAAAGGCGCTGCGATCCTTTCGCCTGCTTTTTATAGTTTGCTCGTTAATTGTATATCGTCGGCCTTTCGGATCCAGTCGACGCATGCAACCGCGGATCACGTCGAAACACTTTTTAGCCTGGTCGCTACTGTTAGCTCCTACGTAACTTTCAGCGTTGGCATCCCCATACAGCAGATCATCTATAGCAAGCGACGCCGTACTGGTAGTCTTGCTATATTTACGCGGCAAATAAAACAATGCCTCGCGCACCACTCTGCGGCCGCTTTCATTCCAAAATGCGTATATATTAGCAAACTGGAAAGTCTGTACGGGTGTCAGTAAATAACGTTGGTGTCCAGACTTTCCAGGAAAATACAGACTTTCGTACAATTCAAAAAACCTTTTTACTTCGGTAACATTAATGCCGTATCGGTCGCACTTGTGAAAAAACAATTTTACAGAAAGCTGTTCATAAAGATTGTGGCCGTCTGGGTTACTGACTACTTCGCACACGTAATGGTACAGACGGTTATCTACTTCCTTAAGTCTGTAACTGTCTACATTAACGCCTGCCAGGTATTCTGTAACATCTGCCTTTGCTTGCCGAAGTTTGTCTTTTTCCTCTTCACTCATATACTACCTATTTACTCCCCAGCCTCAGTGTCCGCAGATCCTACCTTTAGGATCGTAGGCTGTTTGCGCTTCTTGTTTAACTTCTTTGTTAGATCCACCAGCGGATCATCTTCCACACCACCTGCCAAGTCCTCAACCGTGAGCCCTAGCGCTTTCATCTGTCGTGTTATTAGTTCCTGGGCTTCTTTTGCAATTTTAAACACTGGGTGTGGTGCCAGCTTTTCGCCATATCGTGTAGTCTCCCATACTGTGGTCTCTGTCAAATTGTCTATTTGCTGATTAGCCATATCCAAATTACGCATAGCTGAGGCCAGCGATACGATTTGTATATCCAGTGCGCGGCTGTAGGTTCCATTTGCTTTCAGCTGCTTAATAATTTCCTTTTTGTGATCGTTAATACTTTTTTCCATATATGCAAACTTTTAGTTCTTTTTTTTGTTTTTTGTTGCTGCTGCGGCCAAAAGTTCCGCAATTTCAAAATTCTACTCACACATGTTCGAGACTGGGGGTGAGGTTTAACGGTGGTGCCCCCTCTTTAAAAAGACTGCCCCCGTCTGTGTCGTCCCCGAAAAATTTTTCAATCACTTGCGCTACCTGCTCGGCATTGCGTCGCTTTGTGGCTTCCTTTCCACACCTGCCTAACTCAGTGTGTGTCTTAACATGGCAGTCATGACATAGTGCCCGCAGGTTAGTAGGATCATACATACGCTGCCGTTTCTCGGACAGTGTTACTGCTTCCTCTACAGGCCGTATATGGTGTACTTCCGTAGCTGCTGTTACTCTGCCATCAGCCTGACAGCGTTGGCATATTGGGTTCTGTGACAATATATCACGTCTCAGCTTTAGCCACCTGGCTGTATTGATCAGCTTCATGTAGTCTTTATCCCTTGCCATTACTTAAGTTTTTTAGTGTGGTGCCTTACTGGCACTGTTCCGTCTGGCACTCTCTGCACGTGTGCCAGGTCGTCAAACATACTATCTAAGTATCGGCCGTCGTCATCTGGTAGGTCGTATTGGCGTTCATCAGCCACAGACATACGGTCTAACAGTATATGCACAAATGCTACTACTAATTCACACGTATTGCTAAATCCATACGCTGATTTTATCTTCTGTAGTTTCTCATAAGTATCTGGATCTACAGATATGTTTACACGTTTTCTATCGCTCATATTTCCGTAATAAGTAGTTCAAACTATCTAATAAACCCTGTTGTACTCCCTTTTTCCCGTCCAGGGCTGCTGCTGCTCTTTCGTCTACTGTACCACTACATAACAGACGATACACCGTAACTGGGTACCTTTGCCCCTGTCTGTGCAGCCTGGCATTAGCCTGCTGGTAATACTCTAAATTCCAGCCAGTACCAAACCATACTATGTAGTGTCCGCCCTGTTGCATGTTGAGGCCGTACGCCGTACTGGCTGGGTGGGCCAGTAATATATCTATTTCGCCTGCGTTCCAGGAAATCAGATCTTTTTCACCCTGGTATGTACGTACGCGGTAGCCTTTCAGCTTTGCAGTGATCCTGGGTATATCGTGCTTATACTGATAGAATACCAGCACGCTGCTACCGTTAGCTGCTTCGACGATCTCAGCCAGGCGGTCTATCTTTTCATCGTGTACGGCGTGTACGTCCATATTTTCGTCGTAGATAGCGCCATTAGCAAACTGGCTTAGTTTGTTCATAAGTCCAGCTGCTGACTGGGCCAGTACGTTTGCTGGTTCGTCGGTATGTTCGTTTTTAAATTCCAAAACTTTTTCTTTTTCAAACTTCGTATAGGCTGCCATAGTCTTTGCACTCAGCTCCACAGTAACGGTGTGCGTTATCATATCTGGCAGTTCTAAATAGTCTTTTGCTTGCATGCTTAAACATATATCCGCAATCCTATCACGTATTATCTGATCACAGCCTTTTTTCACGTCGCAGCGTACTACTATGTTATTCCATTTGTGCGTCTCAAAGTATGTTTCGCGGTATTTGCTTATTGACTTGCCCAGACGTTCGCCCTGATCTAAACAGTACATTTGCGCCCAAAGATCTACTAGTCCGTTCGGTGCTGGCGTACCCGTCAAACCGATAACTCTTTTAACGCCAGGAAGCGCTACGCGCATGGCCTTAAACCTTTCGCTTTTTGCTGACTTAAAGCTGGTCAGCTCGTCGATCACCAAAGCGTCAAACGGCAGCTGCCCACCATATTTTCCCACGATCCAAACAAAGTTATCGCGTCCAGTCACGTAAACGTCGGCTTTCTCGGCCAGGGCCATACATCGCTGTTTTTCGGTACCCAATACCTTTACCACTCTTAGGCCCCGTAAATGCTCCCATTTTTCAGCCTCGGTGCTCCAGGTTGTTTCGGCCACTTTTTTAGGAGCTACCACCAAAACGCGGCTTACTTCGCAGTCATCGATTAGCTGCTGTACTGCTGTCAGTGTACTAACCGTTTTACCCAGCCCCATATCCAGGAATAATCCGCAATGCGGTTTCTCTATTATCCACTGCTGGGCTGTTATCTGATAGTCGTATGGTTTATAGATCATAGCCAAGGTTTTTAAATATGCTGTCTACTCCAGGTTTGCTGTCCACTACATAGACTTTATGTCCCAGACTATTTAACTGCTTAATGCGAATCGTTTGTATTTTAGTAGGCTTTTTGCCTTTACTCTTAAGCTCTATCCATACGCAGCGGCCATCTGGCATTAACGCTACGCGATCTGGATAACCTACCGCGCCAGCATTGCTGTATTTGAGGCACACACCGCCCAGGCTTTTTACCACTTCACACAGATAGCGTTCTATGGCTTTTTCCGACACGTTGGCGTGATTAACTATACTTTCTATTCTATTTTCCATTTTTTCCAGTTTGAAACGGTAAACGAAACGATACCTATTTTTCTATATATACCCCCTTATATACCTACGTACTATTATTTTTATATAAATAATGGTATATAGCTATATAATACAGTATTTATACCTTTATATATAATATTATCGTTTACATCGTTTATATATATATAATATATTGATTTATAAGACTTTGCATGTAAACGATAAGTGTAAACGACGCTGTAAACGGAATGTTTGCGTTTACGTTTAGTGCTTTTATGTATCCAGCCGTAATCGCTGACGCTGCGTTTACAATTTTGTCATTCTCCCCTTTTACGTTTACAAATTCTGCCTTGCTCATAGGTCGTCGTTCTCTACGTTAATACTTCGAATGTACCCGCGCTGCACGCCATACAAATTGCTACAGTGCCTGGTTGTTCCTACCTTTTCCCAGCCTGGCGTCGCAGCTATCATCTTACTAACCCTACGGGCCAGGTATTTGTATTCCTTATCCGCCATATCGCGGCCCATACGTTCACAGATAAATTCTGCGGCCGTTACACGTGTGCGTATTTCTGTTCCCGTTGCATCCAGCGGATCTGGGTTTTTAAACCACGCGCGGCGCCTTGCCAGGTCGTACGTGTCCCAGTCTACAGGCAGTTTGGTATCAAGGTAATCGCGCAGCATGGTAGCTATAGGATCGTCGCTGTCGTCGTTGTAGTTAGCCTGCCTTTCCTTTGCCTGGTTCTCCAGTTCTTCGTCCAGGTACAGACTATCACCCTGCTTATAGTAGTGCACGGCCTCAGCCCAAAGCTGATCGCGATCATCGTCTAACTGCTTTTGCCAGCGCTTGTACTTCCGTTTTGTAGGATCTACGGCTATCACCCAGAAACGTCGGTTACCTGTATCACCTTTTAAGAAAAACTGTTCATTGGTTGTACCAAAGAATACACACTGCCTCGGGTGTTCTCCAGTGCGTCGATCGTAGGCCGCACGGTATATATCCATCTGTTTAGATAGATAGGCTTTTACGCTTTCTACATCCGATCTTTTAATGCTAGACAGCTCTCCCCATTCGATTATCCAGGTACCGCGCAGCTGCTGCATACCCTCTTTTCCCTCAGTGCTTACAATACTATCGTTAAACCACGGCCCACCCATTTTGGCCAGCAGGGTAGATTTACCTGCGCCCTCTGGGCCCGTCATAATTAGACAGTAGTCGTATTTGCATCCTGGACGCATTACGCGGGCCACAGCGGCTGTAAAATGTTTGCGCGTCATAACTCTAGTCAGCAGCGTATCTTCGGCTCCTATATAGTCGATAATAAGCCTTTCCAGGCGTGGCACTCCGTCCCATGTTAGGCCGTTGAGGTAGTCACGGATCGGGTGGAAACTGTGGCGTGTCAGAACGGCTGTAATTGCGTCCGCGATCTTTTCCTTTCCTGATATATCGTAGTTTTTTTCCAGCCATACGCGCAGGTTCGCATCGTCTCTGTCCGTCCACTGCTTGGCGTTCTTGTTCCACGGTAAGCCGCCTATTACGGCGTCGAATCCGCTAAACTCGTCGTGCACTATATGGCCGCGCAGCGCTGGATCATTTTCCAGGATAAGGATAATATTAGCGGTCGTACATTGCAGTTTACCGCTTTTACTATAATCTAAATCGGCTTTCCATTCATCGCTATAGTCGTCTGGCAGCTCCACTTCGTCGAAGTCGTCCGATACAGACTGCTGGCGTTCGCGTGACATAAGCAGTCTAACGTTACGATCCTGGCTAACCATTTCCTGCATAGCCGCAAAACTAGGTTTACGTGTTACGTCTGCGGCCCTGGTGCCCTCGTCTCTAGCTCCGAATAGGTGTATACGTACCAGGTCGAAAACGTTGCAAAGCTGTTGGCTTCCTGGATCTGTTTCATGGTGGCTGTAGGCAAATTTACCCTCGTAACATACAAGGCCTCCAGCTACGCTGCCCAGCTTGTAAGTGAATCTGTCTGGCTGTCCTGTCGGCTCGTAATAGTCACTTAGGAATTTTTCTATTGCTTCTTCAATAGTGTATTCACGACAAAAGGCGCCTATCAGTCCTGGTTTCTCGGTCGGATCCCCAGCCTTTTTAATTTCGTGAGCTATTACGTTGTTTTCCCTGCTGCTTACTGGCCAGGCGCTCACATCCCTGTAATCGACGTACTGCGACAGGATCTGGTCTACGTCGCACGCTTGCCCGTCCTGGTAATCAAATACGTACTCAGCGTCTTTGCTGGTGCTTGGCCAGTAGAATAGGCGCGGAAGCTCGTAGGTTGTGTCGTCGAAAAGATCTATACCTATTTCGGCTGCGATCTTACGACAAATCGGCTCATACTCGGCGGGTGTTACTGGGCGCGAAAGTGGAAATACCAGCCTATAGCGTGGCGTAGTGCTGCTATGCTTGTGCGTACTGTAAAGCATAGCAGCAAAATTAAACGCCATAGTAAAGTCGTCCCATACATTCAGCGTTCCGTAGTCTATATCCAGGGTAGCTACACTGCGGTACAGTACGTTTGTGTTCTTACGTATACCACCACTTAAGTAGCCCCCAACAAAACCGCCGACGTCTTTCACGTTGCTTTGTTCTTCGCGGCTCATTTTAGCGTATTCCGCGGCGGTTTCGTTGGTTCTCTGTGTTTCGCTACATCGCTGTACTAATTCGCTCCATTGCCAGTGCTTATTACGCCATTTTTTGGTAACTCTGCTGCTGCCAGTGGCCAGGTCTATAGTGAAATCATATTTTAATTTAATTTTCATCGGCTAGTAAATTTGTAAAATAGGCTACATCTTTTTCATCGCAGTGAA